TACTGTCAGGGCTGTTGAAGTAACGGGCCCTAAATCTGCCATTACATCTAGCATCGTACTACCATCAGAATAAACAATAGTTTTAGCGCCCTGCGTTAAAGCTACCCCTGTTCCTGTAGTAGGACCAAATGTTAAAGTATATGAACCTGTTGTGTTATTGAAAACTGTAAATGAGTTTTCAACATCACCCGTAAATACATTGATATTTCCTGTTAATGTTCCAAAAAGTTCTAGTGTACGATTGTGTAATTCGTCGTCTGTGGTTGAATCGTCTGTGTTAAGTGTAGCGTTATTAGAAGTTAGTGTAACATTCGTACTTCCTGCGACATTAACATTAGCCCAACCATCTATTCCTGCGTCTAATCTATTAAATGTGTAATTAACTAGATCGCCCCATGTACCTGAGTTTTCACCCGAGGTTTGTCTCTCTAGTTTTAATCTTGATGTGTAACTTGATGGCATAATTTAATCCTTATAATACAATTTTATTCTATTGAACAGTGGTAATATCAGTCCATGTATCTGCCGTTCCTGTGTCTATTTTACCCCATGGAACAATGGTTTGTACAGTAATATTTAAATCCATTCCCGTAATTAGTATATTGTTTTCTGTGGAAATATCTACATTAGTTACTGCTGAAGCCAGACTTTCTCCAGTTATCGTTATTCCATGTCCCTCTGCTATGGTAACGTTGCCTAAAGTACCAGTTAAAGCTTCACCCGTAATAGCGATATTTTGCCCACTTGATATGGAGATAGCACCTAAACCAGAAGCTAAAGCTTCACCCGTAATAGTAATATGAGCAGCTGATCCTGTAGTAACATTTCCAATAGCTGTATTTGCTTGTGAACCTGTAACTGTAAAATATGCTCCTCCGACAATCGTAACATTAGATACTGCACCAGTTAGAGCTTGACCTGTTATATCGATAATATTCTGACTGGTTGTAGTAACATTACCTAGATTAAGAGTAAGGTCCTCGCCAGTGATAACCGCGCCAGCTCCTGCGCCTATCGTTATACTACCTAGATTAGATGTTAATTCTTGACCTGTGATTGAAAAGAGATTTCCTGTTCCTGCAATAACAGTTCCGATATAAGTGTTCCATTCTCCAGAACTCCATTCATTTCTACCCCAACCGACACCCCAATTGAGATCAGATGCAATAGAACTACCAGTTGCTGATACTATTGATCCAGTTCCCTCAATAATTGAAACATTCGCTAAAGAAGTAGTAAGAAGTCCTGCACTCGTGACTGGAATGGCACCCTGAAAAGTATTCCATGGACCTGTATTCCATTCACTTCTGCCCCAGCCTTTATTTAGTTCTCCAGTAACAGTAGCAGTTCCTAAAGATGATGTTAAATCAATTCCAGTAATTACAGCACCTGAAACTGAATTACTCCAGGTACCTAAATTCCACTGCCCTTGACTCCACGTGCTTGCCATAAGGAGCTACCTCCCTATGTTATACGGATCAGCGCAGTTGAAGCATTGGCATTTGGAAACTGAATCTCGAATGTACCGTTCGTTGATGTCTTAACTTCTCCAAAATCCAAAACAGCAATAGCTGCATTAGAAAATGAACCATTATAAATCACCGCAGCTTGAGCTGAGATTGTCGCATTAGCCCATGAGACATTATCAGCATCAAAAATAGCAGTACTTCCATCAAGCGTTACAGCCATACCTGTCATTGCTTCGCCACCTGCTGTGTAGTTAGTTCCAGTAACTTCATTTGCAGTTGCATATGCTGTTGTAGAAGCACTCAATGTTGCCGTGTTATCAAAGAGAGCTACTTTTAAACTATTAGCTTCCAGATTAGCAGTGGTATCCATCAAGTCTTCTTTAAAGACGTTGCAAAGTGCTTGTGTGATCGCCATTTTATTGTCCTCCTGTTAAAGTATTCTCACCAAGAGGACTGCCAGGAAAAGTATAATCCGTTCTTCTTCTTCTTCGAGCTTGATTATTAATCGTAACAACCGCTTCGGTGTATTTTTTGTTGTATATAGTATAGTCTTCTATGTTCTTTGTAAAGAGGTTTGCTTCAGAAAGACAACCAAAAAGTAAACCATAAGGAGCGTTATTCGAATACCAATTAGTTGTTACATTAGAAGATAAACCAGCAATATTAGAAGTATATCCTAATTGACACGTATATCCACTATCAGGTGTGGGAGCTATTAATAGAACATCGTCTGTAAAATTGGCAAAATATTTAGGTACCCCTGTAATTGAGACATTAGGCCAGTATTCTTGTAAGTATTCTGTAGGTTTAATCTGTAAAAAACTTTTCTCATTATCGACTATTACATTTAAATAATTAATTAATTTAGTACTTGTAGGAATATTTAAATAGGGATCGTTGGCAGTAAAGGCAGAAGCTTGTTGAGATTCAAAACCTATAGGATCAACTTCTCTCGATAATCTAAATTCTGTTGCTGCTATAAAATTTGGAATCTGAGCGACGAAATCAGTTCCCGTATTCTCCATCCAGGTTTGAATATCACTTGTTAGACTTGTGTATGTCATCGCCATTTTTCTTTTCCTTTTTTAAACCGTGCCCTTTTAATTTATGTTTATCCTTTTCAGCCACATTAAATTTTGACCAAACATTTCCTCTAAATGCATATGTTCCATAATGAGATAACGGGCTCATTAAATCAGCATAAATCTTTCCTTTAACTTTTTGCCAAAGTCGACAAAAAGCATAGTCCTCACTTAAATATCTATTACTTTTTTCATCAATAATACAGTCAAAAAATGCATAGCAATTCTTTGATTTAAAGGGTTGACCATTGATAATCTGATCTGTCGTGTACTTGAGATAAGGAAAAGCTTTTATTAATTTAAAAAAGACTTCTTTTTTAATCAACATAAAGCCAGTAGCGGAGTCTAAAACTTCTACAAATCCTTTATCCATTTGAATACTTCCAGGATTAGCGAAATTAACATTATAGCCCAGAGCTTTTTGCTCCAACATCTCAAAATCTCCTTTCTTACAGTTTGCTTCAATACTTTTCCAGTCTATACTTTTTCGAGGATATACCCCCGTAACTATGTCCTTATCATAGTCCACCATTCTCTTAACACCTTCTGCTGTAAAACCTATATCAGCGTCTATGAACATTAAATGAGTATGCGCCTCTGGTTCTTTTTCACATAAATCTAAAAATTGAGCAACGAGGGTATTTCTCGCCCGAGTGATAAGACTTTCGTTTCCCATCGTGTTTATATAGAGCTTCCAATCTTTTTGCTGAGCGAAAAGAGCTGATAGTTTTAATATTCCATGAAAATAACCTTCACACAATAGACCACCGTATGCGGGAGTTGATACTGTAACGCCGATTTTTTTATGTTTTGGAATATCTTTAGATTCACTATCACTCATGTGATAACGATAGTAACACTTCCTAAGCCAGATGTTAACAAATTTGTTGTAACTATACCAAGACCATTATATTGTGAGGGAATTGTCGGTGGGAAAATAGGTTCAATCTGATCAGGTACACCTCCCGTATGGGATAGGTTCGCTTGTGGTCTAGCATTTTGTAAAGCTACTGCATCTGTGAAATATGTTAAAGATAATTGAGGTTGTTTAGCTTCCCACTCTGAGTCATGGACAAAAGATCCAGTCCATTCAAATCTCATTTCATTATAAGGAAAAGCTAATCCACTTCGATCAGAGATCGCCAATCCAAATGTTCCTGGAGCCCACTTCTTAAATGCAGCTCTCTTAGGTCTCTTTCCCTGTCCTGGTAAATTAGACATAATATTTAACCTAACCCGTTATAATATGAAGTCGATGGAATAATCCTAGTTGAAGGACTATCATCACCAGCTATAAGTCTTTCGAAAGCTGCTTCATAATCTAATTTTAATTCCGCACGTCTATTAATATCAATATTAGGTCTTTTTTGAGATAAAAAGAAAGTTAGTCCCGAGCACATACACTCGATCGCACGCGAGGGAACATCTGTATTTTGTTCTACTCCAGCAACAGTACTTGCTGTAATGTCCATAATTCTTCGAATCCTCCAATAATTCACAACATCTGTGGAATCATCTGGAGCTGGATATAAATAAATCTTAGGTGTTGATGTTCTCTGAAGATAGAACTGAGTAGGTCTTGACTCTGTCGCTTTATTCTGAATCGCTGAATAATCACCGAGTCCTAATCTTGACATCGCATAATATAATCCATTACTTTCTTTAATATTAGCATTAATTATATCTATTGTGTCTGA